ACCCACTCCTCCCAGGACATTACCTCTCCAGCCCTTGCGTCGCAGTCCGGGCAAACTTTATGCGATCCTACTGTTACCCAGGTGTAAGACTGAGCATCGGCCGGATATTCGCGGATCTGACCCATTCTGCCAGACTGGTTAATACCTTCGACTACGCCAGACTTAACAGAGTTACGCAGCTCACCGAAAATTTTACCGGCCGAGCGCTGATCCGCAAGTAAGGCGGCCTGGATAAGTCCACCAGCTACGCCATTCTCGGCCATTACGGCCTGAGTCTTAGCCATCCTCTGTGAAAAAATGGTGGCGTCGTGCATGGATCTCTCGATAATGCCTACAATATAATCCTCTAGTTCTGGTGGAAAATTTTTCTCCAGGACATTTAAAATATCTATAAAATCGTCTCCAAAGAGAGCGGCAAAATCTTCTGGAGCTGGCACTATGCGACCTTTTTCATGGCTGATTGTAGGGAGCGGCGGAGTCTAAACCTCATCTGCCGGCTGGCCTCCTCATAACGCTTACCGCCTTTTTTATACTCTTTTGGGATCCCAAACCAATTACGTGCGGGGACTTTTTTACCTGGGATCATGCCGCCAGTAGTAAAGCCCTCATTATGTAAAGATCCATAATAGACGTTTCTCCTTTGGCCGGTCATTTCTATTTCAAACGAGGGCTTGGCTTTAGTGGCCTGTATAATTTTAGTTCCGCGCATTTTACCCGTGATTTTAAGTGGAGGCTGCTCTGGCTGTCCTCGCTGTTTACGTATATTGGTTGTAGACTTCTTTAAACTTTTAAACTTTTTCCCGTGAATATCCACAGACCTTTCGGTCGTCTCGTATATTTGTCGATTCAATTCGTTAATCATAGGTTTATAAGCGTCTATGAAAGCCTGGATAAAACTGTTTCCGAACTTATTTAAGTTATAGTTTCTCTTAACGCTCTTAACCATCGGTTCTCCGGTTTAATTTCCTGGGAGATCTTTTATATCTGCCTAGATCCAGGTTTTGTAAAGGCTTTTCTATCTTATGATCGTGGAGGGCGCTATTAAGGATCACTAATTTTGTCCCGCCGCTGACGCGCCCCTCTCCGGTATAAGGGTCGTTGGTAATATCATATAAGAAAAAGACTGTCTTATATAAACCAACGCGAATAATTCTGCCTGGAAGTCCGTCGACATAAACTACGTCGTCTGAGTTATAATCTCCACCTAAAAATATTAAAAGGCCCGCAATCATTCCCTCTATAATATTTCGGATAAAAAATAATAGCGCCAGTCCGACAAACCAATAGACTTGGGCGCCGATAAATAATTCTAAACCCTCTTTTTCCAAGGCTAACCGCCAGCCTTATTTTTAATAGCGAGGTCTTGGCCGAGCTTGTAGGCCTCCATAAACCTGGGTAAATATCTAGTAAATTCGCGTTCTATAAACTCCAGCGCGTATGCGTTGGGATCCGCTATTATCTCTTCAATAGAAAAATCTTGCGGTATTTCCAGGTCAAGGTCATTAAGCCGTCGGAGCTTGGTTACGTAACTGGTCAAATAAAGGGCGTTTTGCTTGTTGTTGTTTTCCCTTGCCATTAGACTCCCTATTCTTTTCGATTGTGGACTGGGCCTCTTCAATCGAGAGGTCATTATTATATTTAACCATAAGGCCGGCCTCTGTGGTTAAATTGTGTGTAAGGTTAAATTCGTCTATCTGGATCTGGTCGGCTACGGTCATGGGATATTCCGGCTCGCTAAAGTCTAAGGCCAGCTCTCCAGGGATATTAACCCCATTAGCTCCAGCGACAGCCTTTTCGATCTTAAAAATTTGCTTTTCGTAGACAGTCCACAGCTCTATATCGTCTTGGTAGTCCTCGAATCTCTCCAGGTCTTTTATCTTTAGAGCGATGCCGCTACTGGGTCGATCTGCCCCCGTCTCTTCAAAACTTACGTAAAGGTGATTATTCTGGGCTGTTATATCCAGCATTTGCCGAATAAGGCCCATGGCAGAATCTAAATTGCCTTTAGGCGAGAGTATATCTACGCTTACGCCCTCCGGAACCACCATAATTTCATCGGATCCAGCGCGGGTAATGTTCTCGTCTGAATACATCCCGGTAATGGCGTACTGTCCGAACATTTGGAATCGCATTCCTAAATTGGCCTCTGTAAATAGAATGTTCATTAATTCATTACAGGAGACAACGTCGTAAGCACCGCCCACGAAAAACTCGTCTAGCTGGTTATCTCTATGAGTAAAGACAAACGGTAAGACGCCGTATCCGTGCTGGATCTCTTCTATAACGTCGCCATGCTCGCTGTATACGACGTAATGCTCCGCGTCCCAGTAACAGTAACTTAGATCCTGGGTCTTGCTTGCATCATGTACCGGCTGTAGCATGGGGTAGGTAATCGACGTCGGGTTATATGGATCCTCGCCGAAAGAGCAGTCGAAATAGTATATCGGTATATAGTTAAAATGCGGATCCGGATCTGTTCTAAACGAAACGCGAGTAGCCAGGGTGCCTATTAGCCTGGTCATTTTTTCAAGATGTTTCATCTTTAGATTCTTTAAGTACGTTAGATCCGCATACTGTCCCTTGACATTCCGGACAGCGCCCAGGGTGTAGATCCGGCTCATTCGATCAATAAACCGCCTGGTAATATTAAAACAGGCCGGTGGTACCTCCTGGAAGGCTGCCGAATTAAATCGCCGCTCGATATATTGGGTCGTATTGTCGCCAGAGAAATAGTCCAGGTATTTGCGTACCATGTCGCGACGATTCTGGCTGGCTAACAGTTTATGTTCTTTTATAGACTGTGTAATTATCTGTTCTGCATATGCTTTCATCTTTTCGCCGTCCTATACTTGTATTTTCTAATTGGAAACCGGTTTATCACTCCGTATCTTAAACAATCTGCGCCATGTTCGGAATACCCATCCTTCAGCGGTGAGTCTTTCAATGGCTGCCCGTCGTTTCTTTCTGGGTATCGGTAACTCTCTAAATCTTCAATTAATCCAACGCAGTTTTTATTTATGTGCAGCCGCCTAGTCCCGTCCGCCGATTTTACGTATCCGCGCACATGACTTACGCCGGAGGCTATGGATCTGCTCGGCTTATCTCTCAAACTCCAGACCCGTAGGCCGGTCGCCTGGTAAAATAGCTCTGACTCGCCAACGCCGACCGATGACTGTACCTGGTAGCCGGCAGGATCTCCGAAAACTTGCTGGATTCTGTATTTTTTTCTCTGGACAAGGTCGGCCAGATCCGAAATCTTTAGATTAGGGACGTGGAGGATCTCGTCGATTATGTTTATATGCCAGTCATTCTCTTTGGCGCCGTCATGCCTGTAGGTCTGAAACCATAAAGCAGCGGGCATACGATAGCCAAAGTCCAGGCAAAGATAGACTGGATATAGTGGAATATACGGATAATATCCTACATTTTTTTCGCGATCGAAATCAGCATAAACACGGCCTGACATGGACGTAAAAGCAGCTCCGTACTCTTGAGAAAATGCCTCTTGAGATAAGGTGCTGGCCGCCTCTTCTAGATCCTCTTCCTCTCTGCCCTTGGGAAACGCGTAAGTATTCTCCCAGGACGGAGAGCTAAAACTAAACCAGTCCTTACGGGTCTTAGCCAGATTAAAAAGCTCCCAGAAATAATCGTAACCGCTGGGCGTAGAAATAAAAATAGCTTTCCCTTTTTTGTCTGACAACGTGGGGCGGATATAGCTCTGCCAGATCCGCTTTAAATTCATCTTGGAGGCCTCGTCCATAATCACCAGGTCGCAACCGGCACCTATCAATCCCTCCGGGTGTTCCGCCGACTTTCCCTCGATTATGGATCCCCATTCAAACTCGATATATTGATCGTTTAATGATTTTCGCCGGGTGGGTAATCTGTGTTTGATGATCATATTGTCCCAAAGGATCCTAAAAATTCGCTCACTAGTCCCGTAGGTAGGCGCAACAATCCAGACTAATTTATTTTTTTGTGTAGCGATGACCTCGGCCTCCCTGGCTGCGGCAAAAGATTTGCCCCACCGTCGGCCACAATTCGCCACGACAAACCGCGCCTCTTTAGATGCGTTGTGTAATTTTAGCTGCCCAGGGTGCGGCGTATAATCGGTGAATTTGAACCATTTATTTTTATATGCTGTTAGTTTTTGCATTTATATAGTGGAAATTTAGTTAAAATTTGCTAAAATGCGACTAACAACATTTTAATAATGTGGAAGGAACAGACCAGATGGCCGAAGAAATGATAGCCCAGGCGGGTAAAGAAACAAAGAATCAGACCGATTCAACTGCGACCCAGACCGCGGACGTAGACTTTAAAGATCTCTATACCAGGGAAGTACAGAACGCGAAACTTCAGCGGCAAAAGAAACAGGAGGCGGAAGGCCGCCTGGCCGAAATAGAACTAAAGCAAGACGATGCGCGGAAGAGCAAGCTCCAGGCAGACGGCAATTATAAAGTCGTTATCCAGGAGTTAGAAGAAAAGAGCGCCACAATGGATGCGGAGTTAAAAGGGTATCGCGAACGGGACAACGCCGAACGGGCGAACATCCTGGAAGGTTTCCCAGAAGATGAACGAGATCAATTATCTAAACTAGATCTAGCTACTTTAAAATACGTAGAGAAGAAATCTACGGCGCAAACTGCGGCTAATCCGCCAGAGACGCCAGGGACTATTAGCGGTAAGACTTATCGACTTGAAGATGTCGACAAATTACCACCTAAAGAACGCCAGGCGGCATGGGCGCAAATTACGAAACAGTACGCGCAAAAGTCGGCCAGATCTCAATAAATTAGGAACAAATTATGGCAACTCCATCAGGAACTATTTTCGATACTGGCGTAACCCAGTATTTTATCCCAGAAATGTGGGCAGACTCTATCTATAAGTATTTCGAGGAAAAACTCGTATTTAAAAACCTTGTGGACGATTATTCGTCTATGGTAAAAGGTAAAGGCGATACGATCCATTTCCCCGAGATTGCTAAAATGACAGCAGCGAGCCTAACCGACGGCGCCCAAGTTAGTTATGTGGCACCAGCGGAAACAGAAACGCAATTAACCGTAAATCAACATTATTATGCCGCTAAGCTATTTACAGATGTTTTAGCCGTGCAAAGTGAGGTTGACCTCTTCTCGAAATACTCGAGGGCAATGGGGTATTCTTTGGCAAAGCAATTAGACTCATCTATTGCCGGCCAGCTTATTACCGTTAACCAGGGCGCAACACTCACCACGGATGACCAAATAACAGCTAACGAACTAGAGGCCGCTATCGCCAACCTTGGCGAAAACGACATAGATTACACCGGCGGCGATGTTTATATGGTTGTTAATCCTACGGTATACGCTGATATGCTTAATCCAGGCGGAACATTTGGCGCGAGCTTTGTCCGTTCGGATATTGCTGGCTTTAATGCCGATAATAGCCCGATTCACTCGGGACAAGTAGGACAGACTATGGGAATGCCCGTATTTATGAGCAACTCTTTAGATACC